TGTTCGTTGAACGCCAGCGCATACAATACATTTTATGATGTGGGAAATCATTTTGCTGGTATTGGTTCTCCGGCCAGCAACATAATCTTGATTTCTGGTGACAACAACATCAGTGTGGGTGACATGTTCACTCGTACCACTGCCAACAGTACAGTGTATGCTAGAATTGCACTGAACAATACCAACAGCACTGCCATGAGCATGAACAATCGTGGTATCACATATTATGTCAGTAATGCAGTCAGCAATAGCATAGCCAATCAGTTGGCTCAAGGAACCTGGGCCAGAGACAACGGCATCAACGATACCTTGACCAACAACTCCACAGCCACCTTGTTCATAGTTGACACCAGCATCATGAAAGCATTCAAGGTGGATTATACCATCACCAGAGATATTTTTGCTAGGACTGGTCAACTCACTGTGGTATATGGATCGGGTGGCGGATTTGGGTACACAGACGAATATTCTGAAAATGGTGTTACCGGTATCACACTGAGTGCTGCAGAAGCCTCAGCCGGCGGCAACATCACAGTGAGCTATTCATCAACCAACTCAGGTTACGCAGGCAACATCAAATACAGCGTGACACATTTAAATTGATGTGGTTATCAACTTTTGCACAGCGACTTGAAAGCTGGCAGCAACTCAGGCTCACCGTTCAATCTCAGTCTGCACAGACCGCAGCGGAAGCTGTGAATCAATGGTGGTTTCGAGCACCTTGGTCAGCGTATCACTTGCACTGGGATGATCAGCCAACCTGGCCTGATCCATGGCAATTATTGAGCGATAACATGTATTGCCCGGTTGCTCGCGGCTTGGGAATACTGTATACTATAGCTATGATAGACCACCCAGAGTTGCAAGATGCAGTTTTGATCGACACCGGAACTGACAATTTAGTCCTGATGGCCAATGAGAAATATATATTGAATTGGGACCAGTCTCGAGTGTTAAATATTGATCCAGGACCATATCAAGTCCAACACAGCTTGACTCAACAACAAGTACAACAACAAACAAGGTAGCGATGAAAATTACAACAGTACAAAAGCGTGATGGCACGCGAGAGCCATTGGCATTGGAAAAATGGCAAGCACAAATAGCCAAAGTATGTGCAGGCATAGCAGATGTTAGTCAGAGCATGGTGGAGATCAAAGCTCAAATGCACTTTTATGATGGCATAAGCACACGAGAAATTGATGGAGTCACGCTCAGAGCCATTGTGGATCTAATAGATGTGGAATCAAATCCCGACGTGGGACATACCAACTATCAATATGTAGCAGGCAAACAACGACTCAGCATGCTGCGTAAAGATGTGTATGGCAACTATCAACCTCCTCACCTGTACGACATTGTGAAAAAGAATGTTGCAACTGGTCTTTACACCCCCGAACTGTTGGAATGGTACTCAGAGGATGACTGGAATCGCATGCAGGACATGATTGATCATTCCAAAGACGAAACTCTCAGTTATGCTGCTATCGAACAACTGATTGAAAAGTATCTGGTAAAAAATCGCAGCACCAAGGAAACATATGAAACTCCACAAATTCGATATATGGTTGCGGCCGCTACTGTATTTCACAAAGAAGAACCGAACTCAGCGAGAATGCGCTACATCAAAGAATACTACAATGCTGCTAGTGATGGTCTTTTCACATTGGCTACCCCTGTGCTTGCTGGCTTGGGAACTCCAACTAAGCAATTTAGTAGTTGTGTGCTTATTCGCAGTGACGATGATCTGGACAGTATTTTTGCTTCGGGAGAAATGATGGCCAAGTATGCCAGCAAACGTGCCGGCATTGGATTGGAGATTGGCCGCCTACGTCCATTGGGTAGTCCTATTCGTGGTGGCGAAATCATGCACACAGGCATGATACCATTCTTGAAAAAATGGTTTGGCGACTTAAGAAGTTGCAGTCAAGGAGGCATCCGCAATGCAAGTGCCACTGTGTTTTATCCTATTTGGCATCATCAGTTTGATGATCTTATCGTACTCAAGAACAACCAGGGTACAGAAGAGACCCGCGTTCGACACATGGACTATGGAGTGGTCCTCTCTGCCTTCTTCTGGAGACGTTTTAAGAATCGAGAAAACATAACATTCTTTGATCCAAATGAAGTGCCAGACTTGTATGAAGCCTTCTACAAGAATACAACCTTGTTTGAAGAACTGTATGTTAAATATGAAAAGCAAAAAGGCCTTCGTAAAAAGACCATGAGTGCCGAAGAGGTATTCAAAAGTGGAATACTGAAAGAACGCACAGACACAGGCAGAATCTATCTAGTATTCATTGATAATGTAATGAATCAAGGCCCATTTGACCCTGAGTATCATACAATTTACCAGAGTAACTTATGCTGTGAAATACTTTTACCAACAAAATCATTTAAGAGACTTGACGATCCGGAAGGACGTATCGCTCTCTGTACTCTCGGAAGTGTCAACTGGGGAGCATTCCGTAACCCAGAAGATATGCGGCGTGCTAGCAGGATTCTACATCGGAGTCTTAACAATATACTGGATTACCAGGATTTTCTTTCCATACAGTCTAAACTAAGCAACGATGAAATTCGCCCACTGGGCATTGGTGTAACAAACTTGGCCTACTGGCATGCCAAACGGCATCTCCGTTACGGCGAGAAAGACGCACTAGCTGAAGTCAAAACCTGGATGGAACACCTGTCATTCTATCTCACAGAGGCTAGTGTAGAACTGGCGCAAGAACGCGGTGCTTGTGTAGGCAGTGAGCACACACGCTATGGTCAAGGCATATTTCCTTGGGAACTACGGGCCGAAGGAGTTAATGAACTCACAAGTTTTGCGCCCGAATTGGACTGGGAAACACTACGCACCAACATGAAGAAACATGGTGTACGTAATGCCACACAGATGGCTATTGCTCCTGTGGAGAGCAGCAGCGTGGTCATCAACAGCACCAACGGCATTGAAATGCCCATGAGCCTGATCTCGGTAAAAGAAAGCAAAGCCGGTAGTCTAACACAAGTGGTTCCTGAATATCACAAACTAAAGAACCGATATCAATTGATGTGGGAACAAAAAGACTGTGATGGTTACTTGAAAACTGCGGCAGTGCTGGCAGCCTATGTTGATCAGGCAATATCTGTAAATACTTTTTATAATCCAGCACACTTTGCGGACCGCAAGGTACCAATCACTTTGATTGCAAAAAATTTGATGCAGGCACATGCTTGGGGTCTTAAAACTTTCTACTACAGTTTGATCAACAAACAAGGCAGTAAATCTCCCGACGAGATAGCCCCCACAATGCTGGAACCAATCAATTTTGATGCTGAAGAAGATTGCGAATCTTGCAAACTTTAGAGAGAAAAATAAATGTCAAAACAACAATACAATCTAACAACAAAAACTGATTATCTCAATCGCAAGATGTTTCTAGACCCACAGGGTCCGGTCACTATTCAACGTTTTGAAGAAGTCAAGTATAAAAAACTTGCAGACTTTGACAGCACTGCAAGAGGATTCTTTTGGCAACCAGAAGAAATAAGTTTGACCAAAGATGCCAACGACTTCAAAGATGCCAGCGATGCTGTCAAGCATATTTTCACTAGCAATCTCCTGAGACAAACTGCATTGGACAGCTTGCAGGGCCGTGGCCCAACCCAGGTGTTTACTCCTGTGTGCAGCATTCCTGAACTGGAATCACTAATGTACAACTGGGGATTCTTCGAAACCAACATCCACAGCAAAAGCTACAGTCATATCATCCGTAACATCTACAATGTGCCCAAGGATGTGTTCAACACCATACATGACACACAAGAAATTGTAGACATGGCGTCAAGTGTGGGAGACTACTACGACAAGCTTCATGAACTAAATTGCTTCAAAGAAATCAGTCCGGGAACTGTGTCAGAAGAAAATCATATACGAGCAATCTGGATGGCGTTGCATGCCAGCTATGCACTGGAGGCATTCAGATTCATGGTGTCATTTGCCACAAGCCTGGCCATGGTTGAGAACAAGATCTTCATTGGCAACGGCAACATCATCAGTTTGATTCTTCAAGATGAACTGTTACACAAAGGCTGGACCGCATACATCATCAACCAAGTGATCAAAGAAGACAGCCGTTTTGCAGCGGCCAAAGCGGAATGCGAAGCTGAAGTTTACCAACTGTATGTGGATGTGATCCGTGAAGAAAAAGCCTGGGCAGATTACTTGTTCAACAAAGGACCAGTGATCGGATTGAATGCTGCTGTGCTCAAAGACTTTGTGGATTATACCGCAGTGGCAGCATTGAAAGAAATTGGTATCAAATATCAAAGCAATGCGCCCAAGAGCACACCCATTCCGTGGTTCAACAAACATGTAGACACCAGCAAGAAACAAACTGCACTGCAAGAAAATGAAAGCACCAACTACGTCATTGGGGTGATGTCAGACTCTCTTGACTACGATCAACTGCCCAACTTATAAGGAAAACAAATGAAAGCAATAGTGTGGTCCAAGGACCAGTGCCCTTACTGCGATCAAGCCAAAGCATTGCTGAAGTCTCGCAATATTGAATTTGAAGAACGCAACGTGAGCCAAGACTGGACACGTGAACAACTACTAGAAGCAGTACCAACGGCTCGAACCGTACCTCAGATCTTCTTGGATGAAGAACTGGTTGGAGGGTTCAATGAACTCAGAACACGTCTTACCACAGAAAGTTTACAATGAAATTATCTATCAGCACCGGTCAAGTTTATACCTTTAAATTAAACTCAGGAGAAGAACTCATTGCCAAAGTGTCAGACACATCATCTGATGACTGGATCAGCATTGAGCACCCAGTCAGTGTGGCACCCGGTCCGCAAGGCATGGGTCTTGTGCCCAGTTTGTTCACAGCCGATCCCGACGAAAAACTACGGCTAAATACTGCCAGTATAAGTCTTTATGCACTGACTGATGACCCAGTCAAAATGAAGTATATTGAAGCAACCACAGGTATCAAGGTACCGGACAAGAAAATCATACTAGGATAAAATGCCAGCAGCTCAACGTGTAGGAGACAGTGATTCCGCCGGGGGAACAATTACCAGTGGAGTCAATTCTGTGCGAGTCAACAATCAGGCAGTATCTGTAGACGGCAGCCCAGTTAGTCCTCATAGTTCAAGACCTGTACATGTTCCTGTCACAGCTGGCGGTGTTGGCAGTGTCAAAGCCGGTGGCCGTCCAATCAATGTAACCGGCAATGCAGACACCTGCGGACATGCTAGAACTGGTGGCAGCGAAAATGTAAAGATTGGTTAACATGGCCACCAGCATCTTAACACCGTTGCAACTCACAGCCGCAGCTGCCTTGTTAAACAATCAAGGATTAAAAACACTGCCCACAGCATTGGCTGCTGCAATATCACTGTACAATTCGTTTAGCATAATTGCAGCAATCAACGGCGCCATTGACAATGCAGCAGATACCATATGGTGCTCAGCTGCCACTCTGACCAGCCTTGAAACCATACGCGGAACAGGAACAGGATGTCCTGCCCTGGGCAACAGCATACCAGCAGCATATACCACACTGACACCGGTGGCCAATCCTGCAGGATTGACTGGGTTGGTTTCACAAACTGCCAACTACTATTTGGGCTACGGAGACAGTGGTAGATTTGCACAAGGATTCATGGCAGTGCAAGCATTTGTTACCACCACCAACAGTTACATCAATACCGCAGTGAATGCTCCGACATATCTTGGTCCCAGCTTCAGCAGCATGGACAGTTTGACCACGGCAGATATCGCTACGGTTAATTCAGGTCTGAGTGCGTTTGGGACAGACCTGGCCCGGCAAGGGCAATTGACCAATCTAAACAATTTAGAACTGTACGGTACACCAGCTGGACTACTTCAACAAATCAGTGCAGTGGCAAGAATTTCCAATGTCACTGTGCCGGCTGTGCAAAATGCATTGATTGCAGTGGGGTTGACTGCTACTGACATCCAAAATCTTGTGAGCAATAATCGTGTTGGTTTGTTCAATCCAGACGGTATTACCAACAATGAATTTGATCAGTTGCAACTAAAAGCATACAATGCCATAACCATGGTGTCAGGTGATGACCTTGCTCAGATATTGAGTATATTGGATGTGACCACGCCCAATATCAATTCACTTAGTGATTTGTTAGATCCTAAAAAAATATTTCCGCTGAGTTATCTTACTTTGCAAACTCCCAGCCCGACTGGACCGGTGCCAGTGTTCAATGCCAATGGCAGTTTGAATTCTGCAGTGCAGCCCATAGTCAATTCTTACCTGCCCGATGCATCGGGTTGTGATGAATTGGGAAAAATCATACCACCTGGTGACGCAGTGGCCAACAAGGCCATACAAGTGGCATTTCAGCAAATACCCAACATAGCAGCTACTGATTTGCCAGCACTGGCCGAAGCTGTGAAAGGATATGTTGATCGTCCTTGGGATCCGGCTCAGCCTTATCTGGCCAACGATTTGGTTGCCAATGGCGGCAATTGCCCAACGTTTTATCGAGCACAACAAGATGTTCCTACAGGCGTTGATATTAACAATACCAGTTATTGGTTGCCAACCACACTAGGTGGGCAGAGCAACATGTCAGGATTGCCTGATATCACAGCGTTGACTACTCCGGTACCTGCATCAGTGACTGCATTCTTTGATACCAGCATAGCCAATGGCACTGGTCCCAATGGAACTGTCACTGTGAATGATGTGCTAGGAACTGCGATTGATTACAATGGCCTTGCCACGTATCTCAACACGGCCAGCACAGCGTTGACTGCTATCTCTGGGTCTGCCAGTTATAACACATTATTAGATCTTTATCAACGAATACAAAATGTATGCAACAGTACCTATGGTAATCCTGCAGTGAGTGTGACAGTACCGGTGGGTGCTGGTTCGGGAACTTATGCCAATGCATTTCCATACTATGGTGGCGACCTGGCACTGCAAACTCTAATACCATTGGCCAACACTGCCTTGGATGGGGTGGTCACCGCCTGGGCCACGCAGACCGCCACAATGAACACTGCCTGGAATAGTATTGCCAGTTCGTTGAGTTCAGAAAAAGCCTTTCAGACTCGCGCTGGTATAGATTATTTTAATCTGCTGGCCAGCGAACAATCAAGTGTGATGGCGTTTGTGCAAAACTTGCCATCCTATGCTGCGTTAACAGATTCTGGCCAAGCAGCTGAATTTTTGGAAGATGTGGCAGACACCACCATCGTAGGCGGACAAGCCATGATTGGTTCCATGCGCGAAGCCCGCAATCAAGATTCGTATCAATCTGCAGGATTGTTCTCAGCCAATCGTATACCAGCAGATCCGCCAATCACACCGTCACCTGCGGTAATTCCAGTTCAACCAGATTGCTAGAGCCAAATACATGTAATAAACACCTAAAACTCCGGGAAAATACCGGAGTATGAGCATATCAGCTTAAATATTATTCTGTGGCAGTTGACATTTCGATATCAATCATGCTACAATTAGCTACTTCAAAATTTAAGGAGACTTCATGAAGAAATTAGTAACAGTATTGGCCTTGGCAGCAGCCACTTCGGCCGTTTTGGCACAATCTGCCCCTCAAGTCAGTGTGTATGGTAAAGCTCGAGTGTACGAAGAATCGTACAAATTGGGCACTGCTGATGCACTGACCCGACTGACCAATGACACCAGCCGCATTGGAATTAAGGCCACTGCTGACGTAGGCAATGGCTTCACAGCCGCTGCCATTGTTGAAACAGGCGTTGGTGCTGATGCCCCAGGTGCTACCACATTGGGCGACCGTACCACTTTGTTTAACCTCAGCAACAAACTGGGCACTGTGGGACTGGGTCGTGACAAACACGCTGTGACTCGTGCATTGGATAACTTTGATGTTATGGAAAATACCTATGGTACCATTGCACCCAGCATTCATGCTGCTCAAGGTTCACGTGTGCAAAATGCTATTTTTGTAACCACAGCACCTGTGATGGGCTTGACCGGAACTTATCAACTGAGCAACAGCGAAACTGCCAACGTTTCCAATGTTCAAGCTGGTAGCATCAACTACAGCCTCGGAGCTCTTGCAGCCACCGTGGCAATGTATGATAACGGCACTACCAGTACCAGCACCATTGGTGGTGTGAAGTATACCGTGGCCGCAAGCAAGACTACCATCTATGGCATGTACAGTGAAGACAAAGTTGTTGGTGTCAGCACCACAGGCAAAAGCATTGGCGTAAATCAAGCAGTCAGCCCACAATTAAGTTTGTTGGCCAGCTACGGTGAAACCAATAACGGTACCACTGGCAAAGCAGTAGGTGCTGCTTATGCCATGAGCAAGGCATTGACTTTGCATGCTCGTTGGAGCAGCGTTGACGCAGCAGGTTCTGCGTCTGATGTTACACAATTTGGCGCTGGCGTAGAATACAATTTCTAATCTAGTTTTTCAAAACACAATAGGCCCTT